CTATAGCCTTATCATTCTTAAGTTTCTTTTCTTCCAAAGCTAGTTTCTTTTCTTCTAGATCTTTTTTAGCTTTTATCTCAAGTTCCTTAAGTCTATTCTTATTCTCCTCTATACGTTGCTTAGTCATCCTTTCAGATTCCTTATGGTAAGCTTCACTCATATGCTTTCTTTCTTCTAAAGCTTGAGTAGCTATTTCAATAGGATCAGGTATACCAGACATATCATAGTCTAATTCTTGTTGTCTAGCATATACACCAATTTCAGCAACTGTAATTCTAGTTTGAGATTCAGTATCAATCTTATATTGTTGTAAATCAAGTTCTCTTTGTTTGATAAGTAGCTCTTGTTCAGCTTGTTGCTGTGCTGCAGCAATTTGTTGTTGCTGTAACTCCATGGCATTCTGCTGTTGAGCTTGAGCTTCTTGAGCCTTCTCTTGCTTATTTTGAGCAATAGACTTCTCAACTTTCCTTCTCATAGATGTTATACTATCATTAGAGTATATATCCATTAGCTGTATTAGATCAACCTGACCAGTTTGTAGAGCAATCTCAGTTGCTTTTCTAAGCATTTGTATAGCTTCCATATCAGAGATAGCATCTCTAAGCATTAAGCCATATTCAGCTTCATTAAGCATCTCTCCATCCAACTTGTAGATCATAGTAGTCATATCATCCTCTACATATTGGATATTCTTATTATCTTCTCTTAAAATACCATTCAGTAATAGTAGCAGAGGCTTGTCTTGATTCTTGTGTTACTCCTAGACCTTGATCTGCAGAGGTAATCATGCCTCTTCTTTGAGGAGTAATACCACTAATCTTATCTAACTGAGATTCAATATACATAAGCATATCTATATGCTGCTTAATATATTGACCTTGCTCTAAGTTAATAACATCAGACTGGCCACTCATATTACCTACAATCTTACCAGTAGCTGCACCTTTCTTAGCCTCCTTAAAGCTATCCATAACAGAGAATCCCATAATCTCAAAGAAGTACATCCACTTGTCTGGTGTCCATCCATCAGGAATCTTAGCTAAGTCTAAGTTAGGTATCTTACCCTTATTCTTAATAAAGGCTAGCTCAGTTCTATACATATACAGAACATAAGCATATTGGTAAGGTTTCATTATATCTAACAGACTCTGAGGTGCAGAGCTATTAGTTTTATATACAGAACCCACATACCCACTAGCACACTTAGAGATATTATTTAATCCTCTAAACTGTACAGGACGTGGTTCTATTTTAACATATAGTTTATTGGCAATCTTAGTACCCTCCCACCATTCTCCTATCCATTCATACTTGATAGTCTCACCCATAGACTTATCTATCTTATACTTATCGCTAACAACTTTCTCTAGTTGATTACCAGCATCATCAAAGTAAGATAGGATACCTACTCTTCTCATACTTCTCCATACAACTCTAACAACTCTTACATTGTTAGCGCTATCAAATGGAGCAAAGCTGTTTGAACCTGTTTGTAAGTTAGCTATATCTACACCAGTAGCAGCTCCTAAAGGAATACTAAAGACTGGGTCTTGTAACTCATAATTAGGTATATTACCATAGGTCTCATTAGCTTTAAACCCTGTCCTAGCTTCTAGGAAGTCTATATCAGCAGGTGTTAAATACTTAAAGTAAGTATCAAGTACTTGAGATAAAGGTATATATCTTTCCTCTACAACTATATCAGCATCTTCTATCTTATAAGAATCTGGAGGAAGTAAGTAATAAACATTAATAGGGTTACATTTTCTTACAACTGGTTCATTCTCAATAACATCTACACAGTAGATTTCTTCAGCTGAGATAAGACCATCTTCAAAGCCTCTAGAAAATATATTCTTAAGATCTAGCTTGCTTTGGTAATACTTAAGTAATCTGGTACCAGCAAGTTCTCTTATATCTTGCCATTCATAGTTAAGATACTTATTGAGTTGTTCTAGTTTTTGTTGCACTTCCTCTTGAGGAGTATTTTCATCTAGACCTTGTGTTAATATTGTCTGTAGTTCTTGCTTAACTATATCAGCCTTAGCTTTCTCCTTTTCAGTTACAGCTTCATCATTCTCTACTTTAAGTTTCCAATCAAACCTTCTTTTAATTTCTTCTCCTATTAGAGATTTGAGGTATGGATTAGTTATAGGGTAGTTTTTAGGCTGAGCAGGAAATGTAACATCTTTCAATCCCATAGGATTCATAATCTTCTGCATATCAGAAGGATGCAATTTACCTGCGTATAAATCGTAGTTTATTTTCTTGTTATATCTAGAAGTTCTAGTATAATGGTTTTGGAGAAGCACCATAGATTCCCCTGCATCAACACTGTCTTCTTTCCATTGCTGGTTTTTTTCAGAATCAGTCTTCTTTTGGCTAGGGAAAACCTTTACTGTAACTGGTGAACTCATTCTATAAAATTTTGTTAAATTACTAAATTACTTAATTAAAATTAAACCCAGAGTTGCCGTGGGAGAACATATAAGGATTTGTATCGCTTTTATAATACCTATTAAAGAAGTCTTCTGATTCTCCTCTTTTGTCTTCTTCTTCATCTATCATCAGCTTAATTCTATCTTCTCTAAGAATCATTAACATACCCAGTGCAGAGACCCTATCAAAGTTACCTGTTGGTGACCAATATATAAGCTCTTTAAGCAAAGGTATAGATCCTATAGTATGGGTATTACTTACCCCACTCTCTTTGTTATACGCTTGTTCATACATCCAGGTTTTAATTAGTTCTCTTGCATACTTATTAACAGCTTCAGTAGCTGCTGTACCCTTAGCTTGATTACCTCCACTATAAGCAGTCTTAGTTATTTGTTGGTCTTTAAGTATCTTAGGTGTATCACATAGTAAGTATACGCAGTTCTTCTGCTCAAAGTAACCAAATAACCCCTTCTTATTATTTTCATAGTTAGCTACAGCATTGTAATACACTAGTAGCTTTCTTACATTCTCATAGTACTCCTTAGCTGTTTGAGGTCTACCTGTATACTCAGCTACAATTCTACCTGTTAGAGTATTCATTACAAAGGTAGAACCCAAAGAGTTAGTAGTAGATTCATCATCATCATAGGGGTCAATACCAGCTATATAGATACCAAAGGCAGGTCTTTCTTATTATCCCTAATAGGAAAATCTCTAATAGGTGTATCCTCACTCATTTTAAACTCTACAGCCCCTTCACCTGTCTGCATAAGTTTAGCTATCCAGAACCCATTTAGTATTGTATTATTAGTCTCTAGTTCAGATAATCTTTCTTGAGCCAAGTAAGCTGGGAATATACTACTAGAGGTAACTAAGAATGCCTCTGATGGAGTTAGTGGGTACTGGGTTATAGAATCCCTTAAAGCTTTTGGATCACCCTTCTTAGTCTCTCTAAACTTTTCTATAGATAACTTAGATAGTACTTCATTAGAGTTACCTTCTTCATCTATTAAAGGAGTCATCTTACCTGTAGCTGGATCTTTAAACTCTCCAAATCTCTGCTTTGTAGCAGGTAGGAACCATCCACACTTTTTATCAGATTTTTCTGGTTCCCAGATATTATCAAAAGCCAGTAGATTAAATCTATCTGGATTGTAAAACATCTCAGCAAACTGCTGGGAGGATTTCTTCATATCACCAGCTGTACCATATAGTATTGGAATACCAATCATACTCTCACCATCTTTCCAGCAAGGTTCAGATATATTGTAAGACTCTAGAATATTATCAAATGTACCTGCTTCTTCAAATAAGAATATGTTGCTACTAAGACCAATGGAACTAAAGGGGTTATCCTTAAATGTAAGTTTCTTAATCTCAGAGTTATAACCTGCATAAGATGTTACACCATTAACAGTTTTCTTGTGCCTAGCTTTCACAAAGTCTCTTGTATCTGGATCTCTAGGTTTATACCATACAGTATTCTGATCCAGAAAGTTAAGCCCCTCTAAACACATATTCATTGTATTTTCAGATAGCTTACCTTCAAATGCGCCTATAATACATTTAGCTTCTTTATAGAAGTTATATTCATGGTCTACTAAAGCAGCATTCTTAAACGAGAACCCAGTACGTCTAGGCTTAGTCATTATAACACCCTTACCTAGTTTTCTAGCTTGTTCTACTATAAGAAAGTATTCTAAGTCAGCATCGGTAAACTTAGGGAATATCTTAGCCTTTCTATTAGTAACTTCATCCCTACCATTAATAGGAAAAAAGTTTAAGTAGAAGTAGTAGGTACCAGGTATATATAGATTACCTATAGTTACCCCTTCAAGGCAGCGTCTACGCTGTTCTTCCCAAAACTCTTTGTACTGGTAAGTACCAGGTAGAGCCTTGGTATACATCTGGTGTTTGTTAAAAAACTCCCTAGTTTCTAAGAATGCTTTAGTACCTACTAACATCTTATCTATTATTCGTTGAAGTCAGTATTGATATCCTTGTTACCTCTAACATGAACATTAGCTTGTTCTTTCTCTTTCTGTACAGCTTGTTGTAACTTATCAAAGTTAGATATAGTAGCACTAATCTTACTAAAAGCATCTAGTATAATCTTGATGTTATCATCATCTATACTAGTAGATTCCATATAAGTAGCTATATCATCAACTTTATTCTTAGCAGATTGTAGTAGTCTTTGTAGAGGAGTCTCTTGTAGTTCCTTGTATTTACTAATAGCATCTATAACTTCTTGTGTAGGAGTATACAAACTATCACCCATACAATCAGTCTTAACTACTTCTTCTCTTTTCTTTTGAGGAAAATTAGCATAAGGACTGTTCCAGTCACTTATATGGTATATATAGGTAAAGGCTTTAAATGCATTAACCTTATCCTTAGTTTTATCTTTAGACCAAATAGTTGAACTAAATCAAATATCTTAGCCACACAATTACATATTAGGGTTACCAATAGGTTTATTAAGAGCTAATACTTTAGCACCATTAATAACCTTCATAAGTATTTGGCTTTGGTAAATCAAACAATATTCTTCTTCATCTACACTAAACATGTAGCTAGAGCCAACTGCCATAACCTTATCACCAACACTAATACCCTTAACATCTGGACCAACAGCAACTACTTCAGTATCTAGAGGACTATCGCTTGATCCTGTTAGGATAATACCGCTATCAGTTTCCATCTTTAACTTAACAATTACCATTGAACCTTGTGGTTCTACATTAACCTTCTTCATTTCTTCTTTCATCTTAATCTTTAATTAGTTCTTCTATATTAGTAAATTTATTTCCTGTATACACTAGTTTGTTATCCTTATAGTAGGATATATCACATCCCAGTTTCTCTACTTTTAATATCTTATAATCTCTTTGGAACATTACAACAAATATATCTCTATATAACTCTACAAATCCTAGCTCCTTAATAAGCCTAGTAAGTATAACTAGAGTTTCTTTGTCCTTGTCTCTAGGAGGTAACTTTATTTTCTTTCTCTTCTTGTTACCTACCATTTACCTAAAGGACATTTATCCTCCTTGGCTCTGCATTTAGCAGGTACATAACAACCACACTTATTACAAATATTAGACTTATTCTCATCACAACCAGCACATATATCAGCTCTGCTCTTAGCCATAGCTTCTATTTCAGGATTAGGGAATACAAGATTCTTCCACCCACTATATATGTTCATCAGTTTATTAAGCTTATTGCTCATTGAATTCTGCTCTATTATATTTCCAATCTAGTAGTATATCTTTAACCTCTATAGCCGTAGCTTTATTCTTACACCTAATCTTAATACTACCACTTGGGTTAGTTATACC